TAAGTTTCGATGAAGCTGTATTTCTTTCTTCACGTCTGAATTCTAATTCGAAGGCAATGAAGAGTAGTCCGAGAATTGGTAACAATGCTAGAAAATCTATCATTTGTCTTGTGCCCCCACGTCCCAGTGCCTGCGTTCTTGAAACAACTGAGCTAATTTATATTCCCTTCCAGATGGTGCCTTGTTACAAATCTCACGAAACAGACACCCACTATATTTATCACAAGATGTAAAGTTGGGTGGAAAGAATCCCGTTTCTGAATGTCTGATGTATCTTTTGAGATAGTATGTTGAAATTTCAATCCATTCTGAGATTATGTCCGGTTGGTAAGAAATAGTTTCATATGTAAATTTCTCACTTGGTTTGAGAGTCTTCTGAAACCCAATCTTGTTAACTATTATGTTATTAACTCCCAATCCCCAACAATATCCTTTGAATTGATTACTCATTTCATTCGCCCGCGTCCGCCTAGATGATGATTTGTGATCCACGGGCATCAGATTGCAATTCATTAAATTAAGTACAAGATCAATCTTAAATTGGTAGAGAATGAGCATCTGCTCGTCTTCATACAGAATCTTAGATCCCACTTCCTCAACGGCCACCACGTTGTCCCACCCGTCGGCCGCACGATACGTTGCATATTCACAAAACGTGTGTATGACTTCCTCAACATCCTCAATGTCAAGATTCATTTGGATGGCCGCACGCCGTCCGATTATTACGCATGAATGAACGATATCCGCGTGAGTCTTATTGTTGAGATGCCATCTACTTCTGTATTTCCTCATGTTGTAATATGCAGACAATATCTGGTGAATCAGATCACCTTTCTCAAAGTAAGATGGCTTGGTGAGAGGTTCTAAATTCACACCGAATGTCCAGTTGGCCTTTCTTTCGCACTCTTGTGCTGTATTAAGAATCTGACTGTCAACTACAAAGATCTTCTTTTCGCTCACTTTCCTCCTTTATTAGGATATTCCCAATCCCAGTTTGTAGGAACTTCTCTAACACTATTATTTCGTTGTGACCAATCTCTTAAATGCACAATATGTGCTTCTAAAGATAAAGAACCAGTAATGTACTTTAGGTTCATCATGAGATTTCTTCAGCATCCTCTTAACTGCTTCATTTCTCCCTAAAATTTTCATAAACATATTGGTCCCTTTTTTTCACCTGAAACCTCAGATTTTCCCTTATTCAAAAATAATTGAATCTTTGTCTCTAGTTTCTTTCCTTCTTTTAGATCGTCCACCGTACAATATGATCCAGAAACTTTAGCCAGTTTATCTAAGAATTCTGGTTTATCTGCTCCGCCCACATACATAATCTGAATGGATAATCCTTGTGCGGCCCGGAGGGCGTGGGCTTCGGAATCCGGCTCACCATCTGTTATTAGAAGTACGTGCCTAAATCCTTCCTGCTTAACTACCTCGAATGCAGTATGCATGGCCGTCCCTCCCATAGGGTTGGGAATCCCGCCCAACAGCCGCACACATCCGCTGCTGAAAGCGAATATGGGTGCATTTCCTTGAATATTCTTAACAATCTCACGAAGTGCATCCATTCGTGTTTTTCCTGGTTCAATGTCGATACTCATCGATGCGCTTGTGTCCAGGAGAATACATTTTTCTCCTGAAATTATTATCCTCTTTGCGGCTAAGCGCTCCGCGAGCGTGCCCGTGACTTGTCCCAACTGCAACTCCTTCTCATCAGTGCTCATAATTCCTCCATAAAAATATGAAATACAAATCTTCCATCATTAATTTGGTATGTACCAATGTATATTAAGTCTCTAGGTACTGGATGGCCAGTTCCTATTGTAATTAATTTGATTGATTCTTTTCTAGCTTCTGGATTAACTATTGCCCATAATTGTTCATCAGTTACTTCTAATTCGAATTTCCAAATTGTCTTCATGCACTAACTCCTTAAACTCTCAACTAATTCTTTCAATTCCGTTCGGCATTTGTTCAAGATTTTCATTATTTCTTCAGAGCCTCCAAGATCAGGATGATATGCCCGAGCTAGTGCTCTGTAGCCCGTTTGAATTATTGCAAGGGCTGCTGAATCTACATCAATAATTGGAAGCTGAGATGCATCTTTCTGTATTTCTACTGAGAGTATCTGAAATCCTGGCCCGAATGCACGCTTAACTGCCGTTTGAGTCAGAATAAATCTAGACTTTATGTTGATTGAGTAAGTTTGTTCCGTCATGTTTTTTTGTCCTATACCTCTTAATTGATCATATGTTAAGTCTAAGATTTCAACGTCACTTAGATCACTAATTGACCGCATCAGTGCAGTTGCATTGAAGTGATTCTCCCATCCAATTAACTGATAAACTTCATTTCTTAATTTAATATATTTTTCTTTATCTCTAACTTCCTTAATTGAATTCAATGCAGCTGCATTAACTTCGTAACGCTGATCTAACTCTTGGATTATTTCTTTAACTTGTTTAATTACTTCTTCAATCAATATAACTGTCGGTACTTGAATGTATTTTATATAATCTTCAAGTATGTAGATTAATATGTCTGTATTTAATGTCTGAGTGGTGGGTTTAATGTATGTTGGCATTTCCTCACTCTTTAACCGGCCTGTTATAATACCTAGTAGGATATCTCCTAATGAATCTTTACTGCCCAAAAATTCCAATTTTTCAAATCTCCCACCTCGAACCCTTCTGAATCAGAATCTCAGCAAGTTCTTGCATTATGTCACTCTCATTCCATTGAGTTTCTTTATATTCTACTGCTGAGGCGAACATACTCCGTTTCTTTTCTTTCAATTCTGCTAGAAATTCATCAATTGTTCCTACTGCGATGAAGTATGTTGCAGATATCTTGTCCGCCGTTTGTCCTGGTCGTGGGAATCGCCCTTCCGCCTGCTCTTCTCTAAACGGCGTCCATTGTTGCTCCATCATTATGCAATCCGAGCAACATTGTAGATTCAATCCCTCGCCAGCCGCAATAGTTGACGCAACCATAATTCGTGGCTTTCCCCAAAATTCATCAACAGTTGACTGGCTGATTGGCGCGTCGAGATTTAATACTGTTTCTTCCGGAAGTTCTTGCCGAAGACGCCGGATGACCTCGGCCGCAACGTCTTTATGGTGAGTGAATATGACTATCTTTCTGTCTGTATCTCTAATGAAATCTGAAACAAACTCCACAACCCCTGGTATCTTAGCAATTCCCGTAAGGTGCCGCATTCGTGCCATCATTGCCATGGTCTGGGCTCGTTTTTGAAGTGCATTATCATTTCCAGAATTAAATAAAGTATAGTCTTTGAATTTTTGTAATTCTGCTTTGTAGGCATCCGCTACCGATCCCCCCAAGTCTTCAAATTGGTAGCGTCTGTCCACTGTCGGGAGATCTGGTAAGACTTCCGCCCGAGTCCGTCGTAGAATAAAGTCTTTCGTGTAATCCTTCCAAGCTGGTATGTCTTTAATTCCGCCGATCTTCCATGTTTTTCCAGTCCACACTTGTTTTCCCCATCTCATGATGTACCCAGCCTCGCTAGGAAACTTTTCAGGATGGAGAATATTTAGTATGGGAAAATACTCCTTCATGTTGTTATAGATTGGCGTCCCGCTCAATGCTATGACGTGGTACGCTGTTCTAGTTAGGTCTTGGATGGCACGGGTGCGTTTAGATTCTTTATTCTTGATATGCTGACACTCATCTAAGATAATTAATTTAGGTGCGAGCTTTTCAACGAATCCTGCTATGTCTTTAAATCCTTTGGTGACCGTTTTGCCCGATTTGGTCTTAAACGACGTGTACGCCAATGAATCGTATCCGAGAATGTATCCCGGAAGCCCCGGTAGTACGAATTCATCCTCATAGTTGATAATTTGGAATAGCCAGCCGCACCACCTCATTGCCTCACGCATTGCCTGCATTCTTAATCCTGCTTTGCAAACATACAGGACTGGAGTGTCTTTGGATGAATTCGCGGCCAATAGTGCCTGAATTGTCTTTCCAATCCCCATTTCATCCGCTAGCAATGCACGCATGTTATTCTGCACTAACCACTGCGCGCCTGTGATTTGATATTGATATGGCTTTCGACCGTCTGATGATGTGACGGCCGCAATAGTCCCTGTCGCGTCCGCACGCGCATCTGTATGTCCACATTCATAGTTGGTCACTGTCAGTCCAGCTAGCTTAAATTCCCTTTTAATTTCAGAGATCTTTCCACATATTGGGCACTTTTTAGTTATTCTCATCAGGAATCTCCTTACCTGTAGATTTGTATAATTCTCGCAACTTAATTTCAGCCGTGTCTCTACCCACAAGGCCAATCATTTGTTTCAGTGAGCTATCCCAGAGTTTCTTATTTTTCTCCTTTTCTTTACTCACATCCATTTTCTTATTTCTAATTGCCTGTCGCCTGCCCCATTCTTTCTCTTGGGGAGTCATTCGCGTGAGTGATTCGTTGCGCGCGTCTATCAGCGCTTTTTTGGACGCCTGTTTCTTTGCGTTATTCGCAATGTTCATCCGCTCGATGTTGAGAATATGGGCTGCCACCCTCTCTTCATAATCCTCACGTAATTGGCCAGCCGCATCTCTAATTAGATTCATAACTACAAACTGTTCATGTTCTATGAGAATCTCTGTTATCTCCCGTGCAGTCATGTAATCTTTTTTGAGTAGTTGCTGAATATCCTCTGGTCGGTGAATCTCGGCGGATGCTTGTGCGTGACAATCTGGGCAATGGAGAATCTCCAGTGTTCCTGGCCAGCATTTGTAATTATGCGTGAATTCTCGGGAACAGCTTGGACACTTATGTCCGTAACAATCTGGGTGATTTGTTTCAATGGGAGCAGGCTTCTCCTTATGTTCGAGCGGAATGATGTTTCCAAGATCTGACGGTGATTCGATTGAAAGTTTTTCGCCCGTTTCTTCATGTCTTTCTGTGCCGTGCCCTTGGCCCGCTTCTCGCAGGAGTGCCAGTTCTTCAGGTGAAAAGTCTACCCCGTGAATTGAGTTAGATGTTGATTTGTAGCACAGAGTACAAATTGGTAATGATCCCTGATAGTGATGTAATTCATTCTTATTCATGTTATGTGTCCTTTATCTGTGAAGCGTCCTAGTCTGCCGTGCCTCCCATAGTGCCGCCTTCGAGTGTTTCTTTCTCAAGTGTCCAGTTAATCTCAGAATTATCAGAATTTAGCACTACCCCAATAAATGGCTGAACGTTTGGATCAATGTCCGTCCAAGGTTTATCCTGTCCGTTCTGCCGTGCTTGAATCTTCATATCCCAATCAATTTGGCGTCGGTAGTGTGCCTGTTTGACCGCTAGAAGAAATTCTCCATCTTCTGCTAGGATGTTGGCTAAAACACTACCATTTCTGTGAGTGATCTGAATCGTCTTTCCACTATCTGAAAATTGTAAAGTGCATGGGAATTTAATCGTCATTTTTTATTTCCTATAACCTGCGAAGCATCGCATCAACGACAAAATGGACATGGGTTAGTTTCATCATATGTGTAATGATGTACTAATTCTAATTGTTCTACGATTTCTACGCATATTCCATTAGTCATTTGTTCATCAAGAGTCATCAAAATTTCTCCTTTATGATCTCTGCAATTGTTGCAAAAGAATCGCCGTCATCGTTAATGATGCTTAGATTATTTTCATCGATACCGCGAGGCCAAAGTTCTGTTTCAGAATCGAAGCTACCAAACTTGTCTTTTAGTTCAGCCCACTTAATAACTTCTTGTGGTAGGTACGCATATTCTCCTAAGTATCTATCCGAGTTCTCCCACCGATTCCCAGTCTCACGCGCATGAAGTTCACAAAGTACGCCAAGACAACAGAATGCACCGTCCCGTTTTAGCGCCCTCTTATTTTGCGTAAATTCACCGCTTGTGAGAGCACTGATCCATTGTTCTTTAATTCGTTCGTTCATATACTTTTTCCTTTCACTTTAAGTGTTTTGAATTTATAGCGCGAAGCGTCCTTCATTTCACTGATGAGAACGAGCCCGTCAAACGCACCGCCGGCCGCACCGCGCACACTCGGCCGCAATGACCTTGTCATCCCATTCCTTGAAATACATTTCATTAATCTCCATGTTAGGATATTCTAGTATTAAGCTAGACCATGCTTTGTTATTCTCCCTCTTGTCTGTCCGAATGGCCGTCATGCATTGTTTACAGAAAGGACTATAGCCTCCGACCGCGCCGTCCACCATCAAAACACCGGGCACAGGTTTCAGCTGTTTCCGATGTTTAATCATTCTGGATAACTTTCCAAACACTGCTTTTCTGTTTTCTATTTCGGTTTTTAAGCAAGGTGGCTCGGGCTTGGGTCCGACCAAGATGTTCTGAAACAATTTGCTTAAGTTCTGCTGCATATTTGCTCCTGTTTTGCTAGGCTAGACGGCCCTAAGTGCCCTGGAATCATGGGCTTGACTCTAAGGTACCATAGGGAGAGCCGGGCGGTCAAGGGCTCTTTGGCCTTTAGAATCAATGGGTTACGACCGAGCGAAGCGAGGGCGAAGCGAGGGCGAAGCTAGGGCGTTGAAAAGAAAGAGGTTAAGGGCGAAGCCTGTTCATTATGCAAAGTTTGAAGTACTGGTACTTGAGATTTATGTTATTCTTTTTTTTATTTTTTTTTTTTTAAATACTTTAGAATCAATCACTTAGCTCACCCCCCCACCCCCTACGGTGGGGTCAGCCCTGGCGGGGACCAATCCCTACCCCCACCTTTTGGTTAAGTGACTGAATCCAAAGGGGTTAGGGGCCGGAGTGGGAGCAAAACAGGAGCAAAATACTAGCAAAATACTAGCAAAATGAACCAGGAAAAAATCGATTTTTTTGCTATCCAAATCCGACGGGCCGATGAACAACGAGATTTATTAGATTTTTAGTTTATTAGATTTTTTGAGTTCGGCCAGGCTGGCTAGAAAAATAGGTGAAGAAAAAGCGAAGTCCTGGCTAAACTCATGATAACAAAGGGGTTAAGGCTCGATGGGTGCCCGGCGTGAAATGAGCGAATTTGAGTTTAATGAATGAGAAGCGGCAATGACAATTAGTGGCCAAAGTGTCGCGAAGCGTAAGTGACCTGTTGTCAATGAGTTAGGCTCGGTCGGATGAACACAAAATCAGGAGCGAAGCGCTTGACTCCTACAGGCCGTCATGTTAAGATAAAGATAGATCAAGGGACGCCGAGGAAATAAGAGCACCTTGAAAATTTAAATTAAAAGGACGGCGAAGCCGATGCTAACATGCAAAGACGTGGCGACACAGAAAGAAAAAGGTACGCTGGTAAGTGATCCGATTTATTTTGATCGGGTGTATCTGGAATACGGACCGAGTGATCCGGTTGAAGATTTCGAGCGGAAAATCACGAGCAAGACTGGCGACAAAACGGAGATCGTCAAAAAGATGATCACGCGACCGAAAGGTGCGGATGATACTGAGGAAGCCGCTGAAACGGAAACCGAAAACGTGTCGGTTGAAGATCCTAACGAATTGCTGGCTGCGGCGATCAGCGGAATTCAGGTAGTTTATCCGGACGTTAATCCGGTTTGGAAATTGTTATCGCTGGCCAGTAAGCAATACGCGAATTTGCAGCGGGCGGCTGCGAAGGTTGCAGCCGGGATCGTTCCCACGCGAGTTTTGAAGCCAAAAGATCCTCAGGCCGCTTTCCGCACGATGGCGCAGAATATGGTGCAAGGCGGAATGGCACCCGATCTCGCGTCAGCCTACAAGAAACTGGAAGCGCTCGGCCTGAAGCCCTAGTTTTTCATACTGCGTATACGGCGGGACAGCCCGCCGCGCAGCGGAGTATGAAGGACTCCTTACATAAAATGACAGATACGCAAGTTTCACAGGCTGACTTGACTCCCGTACGGGAACCATGTATACTTGAGACATGAGAACACAACAGACCGCTCAACCTAACATCTGCAATAACACCGATAGGAGCATAGCTCAAATCGAGGCCCTTGAACATGTCGGCATCCATGTCAACAACTGGCAACAGAGGACGGTAAGGCTTTTTGCCGACCCGAGTAGCGATGTTCATGTTTACGCGATAGGCCGATTCCATGACGGTTCCACGATCGTGCTTTCGCGTGAGGCGCTCGCTGAATGTATGAACTTTCGCATCGCGATTGACTACTGGAAGCATGGCCAAAAGACGTACACTCGCGACTAGGTCGGGTGACCGGGTGTATGATGGTTATAGGAGACGATGATGACACAATATATTCCCCTAATTGCGTTCCTCGTATTCTGCGGCATCTGGGCGTGGGATATGGGCGTGGAGGCTGCGGAGTTGAAGCACCAGAATTGGTAACGAGGATCTTATGCGGCCCGTCGAACAGCGGGCCGCATTTTTTTTGTCTTCACATAAATTCAGATAATCTTGTCTTAATACCTTAATACCTTAATATCTTAATATCTTAATATCTTAAGATATTGAGATCCTAAATCTCCCGCACAGGCAAGGCCCCCCCCCATACCAATCCCCCGGCACTACTTTTATTAGATCTCCCGGCGCCCAATAAAACCACGAGAGAGTGAATAAATAAAGAAGAACGAGAGAGTGAATGAAACCACGAGAGAGAGAGAGAGAGAAAATCGGACATAAAATTTTTAGAAAATTCTGGTATACAGACTGTTCATCAGGTCCCACTTCACGGGTATGAACAGGCTTCGCCCTTAAGTCGTTGATTCTAAAGGTAAAAAAGATTTGCATTGCCGGCTGCATTGTGTTAAAATGAGCCTTGGGTCAGGAACCGGCGCTTCGCGGCTTAGCCTGATATACTGATAAATTATGTCTGAGCTTTGCGGGCTGTGGGAGGTGTGGGAAGTGATGAGGGATTATCATGCAAATCTCTGAGGAAGAATTAAAACGGCGGCTGGGGACGGACAAGAACCTTGTCAATAAGTTGCGGCGGGGGAATGACGCGGACAACAGAAATGACGCGGGAAGACTTCCGGACATTCCTAACGCGCCGGAATCCTTGCGCGCTGTCGCGGGGATCACAGCTAAACTTGACGGAAATGCTACCAAAACAGCAGAAGCACTAGGATTAACCAAAGGCCAGGTTCTCTATGCAGTAAAAGAAAACGATCCGATTGACGAGAAGAAGGTTCAGGAAGTTGCGCTCTCTCGGTTGATGGACTCACTCAAATTACTCACTCCTGTGAGCATGATAAATGAAAAACCTAAAAGTTTATCATCCATTGCGGCCGACCTCTCACGGGTGCACAGGAATCTCACTCCGATCCACGGGGAGGCAGCCGCATCAGGAGTTACAATTAATATCTACTCACCGAAGCGAAGGGAATTAAATGATTACGAAAGCATCGAAATTAAAACTGGGACCTGAGTGAGAAGAATTCGGGCTTCATTGTGAGAATAAGATGGCGAAGCCGGAAAGTTAGACAGGAAGACAGGGAGCAACAGAAAATGTCATTTTGGACAACGATTGAAGCGGACGTAACGAAAGGTCTTGAGATCGCTGGTGCGATTGTAGGAATTGTGCCACAGGCATCCTTTCTCGGGCCTATTCTCGAAGAAATTGCGGAGATTTTCAGTGCAGTAGAAACGGTTACAGGAGTTCCAGCATCCTCACTGCCAGCCGCAGTTTCTTCTCAACTGGTACAATCAGCAGCTATGGCCGCAACAATTAAATCGGCGGCCGCGAAAAAGACTACATGAAAACCGCAGGCGCAGCCGCAGGCGTAATTCTACAAATCTTATCGTGTTTTAATCCCACGATTATTCCGATAGTCGCGGGTCCTCAGAATCAACCCGCCTCATCGACAATCTACTTTCTCTGTACGGGTTTATCATCTTCTCCTGCACTCATGGGAATTAATTGCCCGGGAAATATTTCCATTCCGGCATCTGCGCTCCCTGGACAGTCGATGCACCCGCACCGGGAGAATTTGAAATTGGAATTTACACTGTGGGTCAGGGAATGAAAATGTTATGGACAGGACTACCGGCTCAGCCGGTGGTTATTGGGTGCGGCTCGGCGACGGTGGGCGCCGGGAACGGTTCAGTGTTTTTGAAAGGGGGGGGGTTATGAATGAGACACCAGTAGAGAATCAGGCTCAGTTGACGCGATCAAGTTATCTGGACAAATTTAAGTTACAACAAAAACAATTAATTAAAGATTTAGCAAAAACGTCTAAATTAATTGAAATGATAGAACGGGATAGGTCTGTTAGGGAATTTGCAGAAGCACTTTACGATTAGAAGATAAAGAGGAAATATAGATGCAAACGACGGCAAGTGGAATGAAACTTCAGCCATCTTTTACGATGCCTGTGGGATTTGAGGGAACCTGGGAGCCCCCTGCTCCAAATTCAGTATCCGGTGCGGCAGTGGTTGCGGAGGCCAGCTATTGGAAAAATCCTCCGCCCGGTGCGGGGCCTACGATTATTCCTACCTGTGTGATTTCAACCCCTACAGGTTTGGTGTGGAATGGACCTACCGGACAGATTCCTGAAAAAACTCCGGTGATGTCTCCATCAGGAGTTTTTCTAGGATATCTCGGGGCATTGCCAGCCAGTGCGATAGGAGAAGTAATTTCTTTTCCGGTGGGAAGTGCAGTTGCTCCAACTTGGGAGCCGCTGACTGGGACTCCCTTAATTCCATGCTTAGTTCCTGGTGTGGCATCCGGTGGAAATGCATTAAAGATTGCACAACAGATGGCTGAAATGAATCAGCTTCTAATTCAGTCTTTGATGTAGGGTTTAAGCATGGCCTGGAACATAGCAAAAACGCTGGAAAGAATTGAGAGTAAGATTGACACTCTTACCCTTGAGATTTCCAAGATCACAGAAGGAGTAACACAAATGGCTTTAGATATTTCGGCATTACAGACGGCAGTTGCGAATGAAACTACAGTTGAGCAATCAGCAATTGTACTTATCAATGGTTTGGTTTCTCAGATTCAAACACTGATTAACAGTTCAGGAAACACTGTTGATCCTACGGTCCTACAAGGGCTTGTGAATCAAATGGTTGCTTCCCAGACTTCTTTGGCCAGTGCAGTAACTACAAATACTGGAACTCCTCCCACAGTACCGCAGGCTGCGCCTTTAGTGGCTGCGAAACCTTAATTAATGCTGCGAAACCTTAATTAATGCAACTGTATTAATAAGAATCTCTGTGCGCGTTAGAGGGATTGGCAGGTCTCTTTCCCGCGCACAGACAGGATACTAGGGCCGTTCATTCCTGTGGTCAAAAATTATGTCTGACAGTGTTTTAATTTCAATGTTAGGAATAATTCCTACTACCATTGGGATGATTCTGTCATTCATAATTTCATTTCGTCAGGTACAGAATCACATAGAGTTAGCAAGTAAAGTTAACCGTCTGACAGAAACTACAAACGGAAAAATGGAACAACTTCTAGAACTTACTGCTAAAAGTTCGAAGGCAGAAGGAGTTCTAGAAGAACAAGCGTCAGCAGCCGCACAAAACCTATCGGGCAGTGAAAACTTAAGATTTAAGACCTAAAGAGGCCCCCCGATGATTTCATCCACCAAATCGTGGAAGCCAACAACACGGCAGGAAGATTTCTTATCCCTTCCCGACTCCATAACGGAAGCATTGTATGGGGGTGCGGCTGGCGGGGGGAAGTCCGAGGTTCTCCTTAATCTCCCGCTCGTCCGACAATTCCACCAGGATCCAAAATTTAAGGGAATCATCTTTAGGCGCACCCTTCCTGAAATGGATAGGGAATTAATTCCTAGATCTCAGTCAGATGGTCTTTATTCTGGCTGTGGTGCAATTTATAAAGATCAGAAGAAAAGGTGGGATTTTCCATCAGGGGCGATTCTACAATTTGGTCACTTAGAACATGAAAAAGACGTAAAAATTTACGATTCATCAGAATATAATTATATGGCTTTTGATGAGGCCACCAGCTTTACTCCCTACCAATATGAATATCTTGGATTCTCTCGCTGTCGTTCATCCTCCTCAAATCTTCCTGCAATTATAAGATCTGGTACAAATCCAGGGGGCATCTCACATAATTACTTCCGAGCGAGATTTGTTGAGCCTTGCCGCACTGGAAATAAACTTATCATTCGCAACGAAGTAATTAACGGCCGCACCATTACCCGCAGATTAATCTTTATTCCATCCAAGTTACAAGATAATCCACACTTGATGCAGAATGATCCTAATTACATAAATACTATTCAACTTCTTCCCCCAGCAGAAAGGGCAGCCAAAGCAGATGGTGATTGGTGGATTTATGCAGGTCAAGCATTTGAGGATTTTCGTGAGTTTCATATTCCTTCGGAGCCTGATAATGCCATTCATGTAATCGAACCATTTGACATTCCATATTTCTGGACTAAGATTCTCTCGATTGATTGGGGCGGTGGTGGGAAAACTTCTGCAATGACTCACGCACTTTGGTCGGCAATCAATCCACTTCCTTGTGACAGATTTCCTGCTAAGATTTATTGTTATAGAGAGTATGTGGGAAAGCATGAAAAGATTTCCACTTGGGCGGCCAATCTTTCAATTCTCTCACGGGGTGAGGATCTTAAAGATGTAGTTTTAGATCCTTCAGCATTTGGGGATCGCGGGGATGATTACACAATTGCTCAACAATTTGCACGTGACTTCAGGCGGGAGGCGCGGCGGGCGGACAATGATCGTCTGGGCGGGGCCGCACTTATTTCAGAATATTTAAGATGGAAACCGAAACCTCCACGTTATGTTCCAGCAGATGGATATAATTCTGAGATAGCATTAAGAATTCGTAGAATTCAGGGTGAGGAAGCTGTAAGAGAATATGAGAAGTTATTCATTGATGAGACTGACGAGCTTCTACCGAAATTACAGATCTTTAACACTTGTAAGAAACTCATTGAAGTAATTCCTTCTTGCAACAAGAATTCTGACAAGCCAGGAGATATTCTTGAATTTTCGGGCGACGATCCTTATGATAACTTTCGCTACAATCTTAAAGCATGTCAACATTATTTAACTACCGGACAAAGTGAAGCACGAGCAGAAACGGAGCGGGCTAAGGTTTTGCAACAGCTAGAAACTACAGGGAATCAGACGGCTTTTTACATGCAGATGGATAGACTCGAAAGACGGGAGAAGGATTCAAAGGCCCCAATCAGCCGACGGAGACACGGGACTTTCAGGAGAAATGTTGCATGACTGATGAAGTGTTATCAGAATTAATTAAGTTGGTTGAGTTTTATCGGGAAGCATATTTAGATCAAAAGGAACGGGCTGATAGTCTAGAATCGAAATTATTTAAACTTTTAAGATTTCCTGATGAAACTACAGAGATGAAGATGCCAGCGACTATTCAGCCGATACATAAGAGTCGAAGAAGTAACTGGCCAAGACAACAACGGGAATATGAGAGATTAAGCAAAATCTCTGATGCGGCTGCGGCAGAGATTGATGAGACTTTGAAGGGGGCATAAGAGCTCAGGGGAGGTTAAGTGATGCAAGGAATTGGGAATATTAAAGGGATTGGTCCATCTTCTAGTGTTGCGCGTATGATTGATAAGACGGGACCGAAGAAACGCTCAATGTTTGCTAAATCCATAAAGAAAAGTATGGGCAACAAAGGGCAGCAAAGTAAGATAATGAGAAAGATGAAATGAAGAAATTAATTTTATTCTTAATATTCACAGCTTCCACAGTCCCCACAACAGCACAGCAGAGTCCTGGAACGGCGAATGCAATTCAAGTTTGGCCAACGGTTCCAGTATCCTGCCCAGTTGGAGCAGTTTATATAGTTAATGGAGCACTTTATATTTGTTTTACAATTAATACTCCTACAGCAATAAATGGTGGCGGTAGTGGGAATGTAACTACTTCGGGATCAGTAACTTCTGGAAATTTGTCAGAGTTCTCTGGAGCAACTGCAATAACTAACTCTCCGTTGGCTGATAACGGCACTTCGGTTAATTCGTCCGAAGTGTTTAATGCACCTCAGATTTCAACAAACGGACCACCAAATTCATGGTTCACTGGTACAGGATCTTTAATCGGATTTAATGAAGGAACTTGTTCGGGGACTATTCCTGCATTAACGGATTGGTTTTGTGATTCATCCACTGGACTTGATGTATCGGCAGGTGGGACATTTCATTCAATTCTATATAATGGTGCAACATTCAATGCGACCACCGCTACGGGATTACAAACATATCCCACTTTGTGTTCAGGTGGACAATTATCCCGAGGATTAAGTTCAGGAAGTAATAATTGTATTAATACATCATCTAATCCAAATGGCTATGGAATGTGGCAGTTAACTATTCCTACCAATTTAACTAATTGGATGAATCAGGGTAGTTCAGTATCTGTAAATGGTACTAATTTTGTGAGTATAGTTGCTCCTAATTCTTCAGGCGCAAGTCTTCGTGTGTTGAATGCAGCTTGTCCCTCAGGATTTACAAACGGAACTCTTGATTTATATGCTTTAGTAGTAGGTGGTTCTGGTAATTATGAAGCAGCTACAAATTTTGGAATAGAAATTGATGACGGTACTAAATTAGTAACTATGGGAGAGAATACAAATACATCCGCAGCTAATACTATAACAACTGATGAATGGAATACTACTACATCTTATAATACAAATTTAAATTCAAGTGGTGGATCTTGGCCTTGGCAACCTATATGGTGGCATGTACATGATGCTTCTGGTACACTAACTTTTGATTATAGTTATAACGGGTTAGGGACACCAAATACTAATGGATCTTGGAATCGTATTACTTCTTCCACAAATGGGGGTTTAAGTGCAGTAACAAATTGTGGTTTCTATATAAATGCAACTACTAGTCCTTTTGGTGGTTCATCAATTCTCCTGTCATGGGCTTTTTTAAGTTCTTTAACTGCTCAATAATATGAAAAAATTGATTCTATTTTCGCTGATATTTTCCTACCAACTAAAAGGTCAAGTAGGGACTTGCTATACAGTTCCTACCGTAACTACTACTTGTCCTACAGCAGCGGGGCAGAATCCTAATGTGCAACAATTTGTGGGAGGTGTGGGAAGTGCATTAACTTCATTGAATAGTGCAACTGCGTTATTGCCTGCTAAGAATCCTGCACAGGTTGTAATGTCAATTCCTCCAGCTCAATCGATATACAGACAGTCAGATGTTCCATGTCCCTCGGGAAGTTCTAGCTTTGTATTCTCAACAGCAGTAGGAAATTCAGTAAGTAATGGAATTAATGCATATGTAGATGCAATAACTAGTAATACAATTGTAAATACAATTGAGTATCAATTTAATCCGCTTTGGTATACTCAGGCTAGTCCTTATTATACAGGAAGTGCAACAGATCCTAATCCAACTTGTTCAGTGTATCAACTAGCTCAAGATTTATTGTGGTTACAACATGCAGAGAATGATGGAGTCTCCATTGAATTGTTACCTTCTCCACTTCCCAATACATTCACAGCATGTGGACTTAATATTACTCCGATAAATAATATAACAGCCATGCAGTTTATAAACTGTGAAGGACTGATGGTTGTTGCGGCTGTGCAGTATCTCAACGCGCATTTAACTACTCCGATTAAGATGCTGACTGACATAAATGAACCTAATGGATATACTCCTAAGATCACTAATACGACATTCATTCCATCGGACTTTACATTCATTGCGAATACAATCTGTACGAATGTTCAGGCAATTGCATCAGGAATTAAATGCGGCCCGGCATACACGGCGGGAGATTCAAGTTACTTAACTAACATGGCCAGCAGCCCGGGGCCGCACACAACTTATATAGGATTTGAGACATTTGGACCAGTTAATCCAGCGTCTTATTATACTACAATTAGGAATTTTTTAGCTTATTGTGCATCTACTGTAACTCCTGCATCATTGACTTGTGAGAATTTAGCAGGTGGAGATCCTCCCCGAGATGTTCCTGCATCTTCATCCTCGGCAAGTGAACAAAATGTTTATCCTGGTTATGGATGTGCGGCTCAGATCTGGGATACTTATGGAGTTAATAAACAGTGGTACAATTCAATGTATCATTATGTAGGAGCACTTAACTTTAATTCATTCTATCGGGAAGGTACTCAAGGATCTGCATACTTTGATAATCGAGGAACTTCAAATTGCTATGATAGTAGTTATGCAGGATCTACAGCTTATGTAATAGAACATGTTTCGGGTGGTACATCTTCTGCAACAGGATGGCCATTAGGTGGGAGTGGAGGAACTATTTTGACAAAAGTTACGATTCTAGGAGTTACGATTCAATGAAAAAGTTACTATTGATTTTAATTTTAATTACGAGTGTGGCAAGCGCACAACATAGTACAACTTTAACCTGGACTTGGAGTCAGGGAACTGGAGATCCTGCGGCAGGATTTCATGTGTGGAAGATTCCTATTTCAGGAACTACATGTCCTACATTTGGATCAACTCCTTATGCGACAGTTAATTCTATTACAATTTTTACTTATGTAGATACTGTAGTTACAGCAGGGCAGACAATTTGCTATGGAGTTACAGCATTCAATACAGGAGGTGATTCGTTGTTATCTAACATTGTTAGTGCAACGACTCCCTTTTTGTCGCCTACAGCACCCAACTCTTTGTCTGATTCACCCAAATGAATGTATAGACTGTAAATAATATGCCTAATTCTAGTAAAGAAATAAAACTCGACGAGCATGAGCAGGAAATTCTTAAAAAGATTCTTCAAGATGTTGAGTCTGAGGACGAACAAATTCGTAGGAGTCAAGTTAAACAGTGGAAAAAGGCCGAAGAATTTTTTCATGGGGTTCAATATCTATATTGGAATGAGAGGGAACAGTCCTGGATTTCTCCTCAGACTGGAGCAGCTCCTAATTTAGGCTTCTCTGAAGAGGAAATGGAAGAATTAGGGCCATTTTATGATTATGTTATTAATATTTATACCGCACATGGTCAATCCATTATCGCCGCTCTTTCTTCCCAGCTACCTACTCTCAAGTTTCTTCCTGATGATGCTGACGATGATTCTGACAAAGATACAGCCCAAACATATGACAAACTTCAAGATCTTATTGCGCGTCATAATAATGCTAAGCTCTTGTTTATGCGGGCTTTATTTTTTCTTTGGAACCAGGGCTTTGTTGCCTCATACAGGTATATAGATACTAATCCTAAGTACGGAGTATATAAGATCCCAATTTACGAAAATCAGGAAGTTATATCTGGGTATGTTTGTCCAGAATGTGGTGCGGAGACTAGTGAGGATGAAGGGGATGACGAACAGAATGAAATTCCTGAAGAAGAAAAGAAACAAGAAGTTGATGGATCTAATGAACAGAAAAAAACAAAGTGTCCCCAGTGCGGAGACGAAGTCGAGCCAAAAGCAATAATAGAACAAGTTCCGTTGAAAGTCCGTGATGAAGATAAACCTAAATCACGAGTGAGACATGAGATTTATGGTCCATTATTCGTTAAAGTTCCTTATTACGCAGTTACTCAGGAAGACTGTGGTTATTGTGTACTTTACCTGGAACAATCTAAAGATACGAT